CTCGTATAGTTTCTTGTCATGGTATGCCCAGACCCCACCAGATTAATAGGTCTTGGGCCAAGGAATGTTGGAGTTGATATGTCTGATATAAACAGGCCCATATTAATAACAGGCTGTGCTAGGTCTGGTACATCACTAGTAGCTGGTATTATTAACAGGTGTGGTGCATGGGGCGGCAAGATGACGGGTCGCACCAGATATAACCAGCGTGGTCAGTACGAAAACAATGAGATAAGAAATAATATTGTCAAGCCCGCACTTAGGGCTGCTGGTTTTGATCCTATGGGCCAGAATCCACTGCCAGACCCCCTGAATTTTCCCATTGATGACGAATGGAATGCCAAGGTGGTAGGAGCTATTCTCAGGCAAGGCTATAAAAATGGACCCTGGTTTTACAAGGGTGCCAAAATGTGTCTCATTTGGACACAATGGCATCAGGCATTTCCTAATGCTAAGTGGATCATCGTGCGTAGGGATACGAAAGGTATCGTTGAATCTTGTCTTAGAACATCATTTATGAGAGCATACAAAAACCATCAGGGTTGGAATTATTGGGTTAGCGAGCATTTAGACAGATTTAAGGAGATGCATGATGCTGGACTTGATATTGTACAAGTCTGGGCCGGTCCTATAGCCAAGGAATTTTATTATGATGATATTAAATCCGCTGTTGAACACGTTGGTCTTAAGTGGGACCAAGGAGCAGTGGACAGTTTTGTTGACTCATCATTGTTTCATGCAACCAATGGCAGCGTGAAAGAGGAATGAAATGGCCTTAGTTACTGAAGAAGAAGTTGAAGCAATAATAGACGTGGATAGTTCATTGGATTTAACTGAATTCATTGATACTGCTCATGTAATAGTTTCTGAAGAACTTACACCATTAGATATTTATAGCAATGACAGGCTGACAAAAATTGAGTTGTGGTTAGCGGCCCATTTTGTTGCATGTCGCCAACGCCAACTCGAACAAGAATGGATAGGAGACGCTAAACAATATTTCAGTGGTAAGTTTGGCATGGATTTGAGGTTTACACAGTATGGACAGCAGGTTATGTTTTTAGATACTGAAGGCATTTTTACAAGCCTGCAAAAACCAAAGATGACTTTTAACGCTTTATAATGAAAATTTTGGTAGTCAAGCAGGAAGATGGTTATCTTCCCAAGGGTTATATTTCTTCTATGATCCAAGATCATGAAGACTTTTCTGAATACGAAAAGACTTGCGGGTTTTGGGAAGTAGTTACTGATATTGATTCAGACTATATTAAAGGTAACACTGGAGATAAAAATATACCTTATCCTTTGCCACATCCCGAACCAGACCCAGAACATCCTGGATTTTATAAGCGTCAAGTTCGCATTCCAAGAGGTGGTGAAGACTTTACTGGTGATAAATTCATACCTTGGTATAATTTTCAATCCGGTAAAGTGGTCATGCGTCCGAGGTCATCTCTATTAAACAAACCCCAGAACTTTACACCATTTGACCATCCTAGCAGGGCTGGACTTGATAGAAGTCACAGCACAATATGGGACTATGGTCCTGGACGTACATATTCAAGCCCACAAGCAGCTTTTGACGCTTTACTTTCTCTTGTAGGTTCTGCTGATTTTACAGAAGCGCATTACATAAGAGGCTGGACGGGGACATATACAGCCAATGCCGGACTATATTTTGCTTATGAGGTATTGAATATTAGAACAGTTAGACCTACTAGGGACTATCGTTTATTTATAGGGACTATCGTTTATTTATAGACGTAGAGGACGGAGAGACTGTTACATGGGATGCTCTATTTTCCAGTCATCCGACCGATTACTGCTCTTGCTTAGTTGTAGGGAATGGTATTAGTGCCGAGACAATGAGCCATGTTATAGTTAAGGATATGGTCTGGAAAAATGCGGCCATTCTTTTCTTCAGCGGAACAAAGGTTGGCACTCATCATCAGGATTGGCTCATTGACCATATAGATGCTTCAGCCGGAGACAGCATTGCAGGGTTTGGTATAAACGGCATGGAGCAAATTTTATTTGTAAATAATTTTTTATATCTCCCTAGTTTAAGTAGTGGTATCGGTGTTTTTGCAGATTCAACGGATGAGGACGCAGGCGAATTTTGGATGATCGAGAATAACATCTTTATCGGTGGTGGTACATCTACAGGAGCAGTTGCTATTGCAATAGATGGGAAAGATTGTAGGCCAAGAATAATATGTTGTAGTAATTCGTTTTATAACTGCTATGCTGCATTAGGTTCATATTTTAGTACGTCTGGTTCTAGTAAACTTCGAATAGGTTGTTTGCACAATAATATTCTTGGTTTGGTAGATCGCTGTATTTTTATCGGTAAGGGGACTGACGATAATTTAACACTGGAAATTTTCAACTCAGATTTTAATATATTCTATCCACAAAGTGGAAAAATATTAGATCATTTCCAGGCAGGCCGAGATATATCAAATCTTGTAGAATGGCAACAATACGTTAATAGTGATTACAATTCATTCAAGCAAGACCCTTTATATAACGATCCTGGTAATAATGATTTATCTTTACAGGCAGGTAGTCCAGCGAAAGGCAATGGTAGGATGTTTGAAGATCCCGATCAATTTGGGACTTCACGAACTTATCGTTATGTTGATATGGGAGCCTGGCAGACTCAATTACCGCCAACTCCTAGTCCGCCACCTATACCTGGTCCCGATTTTAGTGGAAAACGATTCTTCAGGAAAACAATGAACCAGATAGTTGTTTATTGGGGTAACCCACAGCCTGATGGTGAAGGATGGTATACATTTGATAGTCCTATAGAGCTATATGTCAGATGGCAGGATAAGCAAGGTCTGTTTGTAGATGCACAGGGTAGGGAACAACTATCTATGGCAACTATCTGGACTGCTAGTGAACTGGATGTCGAGGGTGCAATAATGTTGGGGGATGAAAACGATTTGGATTCTACCCAAGAACCGGATCATATCAAGACAGGAAGGGCTTATAAGATATTAGGGTCTGATGCTATTCCTAATGTTACTGGAAAGGGATTGACAATTAGGCGCTATTTCTTAGGAAAACTATCTTATTCGGCATAGGTGATGATATGGCTAAGATAGCTAAAGTTACAGGGATGGAAACAATTGCAAAGAATATCAATAAAGAATTGACTGGTATTACTAAACGGTCGCAAGTTGGGCTGAATAAAGCAGCCGAATTTGTTTTGGAAATAGCAGAACATAATACACCAGTTGTATTACGCAATTTACAGAAAAGTGGCTTTATAGTAGATGCTAAGGGGTCGATTATAAAGGGTAGTAGTCCTGATTTTGTAGGGCCACGAGCAGGAGAGTATTCCAAAGGTCATTCTGAGGCTTTAGGGCTTGCCAAGGGATTAGCAACTGCCTCCAAGAATCCTGTATCTGTCTTGGGGTTTGGAGTACCTTATGCCATAGTCGTACACGAAAATCCAAACGCTGGTAGAGCCACTTATCCCGGAGCTTCTAAGGTAGGTAAATATAAATTTTTGGAAGATCCTCTTAAGGGATTACAAAAAGAAATAGTTGATATAGTTGCGCAAGAAGCGAAGGTTGATTAATGATATCGCCAGCTAAAGACATAGCACAGTTAATTTCAGATGCTGGATATGGCACGCTGGGAACGGATTTATTTTTAAATCACGAGCCAAACCTGCCTAATGATATTGTTACGGTCTTTGATACTGGCGGATCATCCCCAGAGCCTGCTATCCAATTGTATAAACCTACTGTGATGGTACGAGCTAGGGGTGGTCCTTCTGATTTTGATGAAGCTTATGCTAAGTTGGAAAGTATAAAATTGGCATTACATGCAGAGTTCGATGTAACGGTAAATGGGAGTCGTTACTTACAAATATTAGCGATGGGAGAAATTCAACAACTTGGGCGAGACGGTAATAATCGCCCGCAATTCACGCTCAACTTTAGGTTGATGCGAACGTCTACATAGGAGGTATATTTATGCCGAGCGAAGCTTTTAGCGGTCTAGGTACTAAGTTTAGGAGACTTGGTGTTGGTGGATGGGAAGAAATAGCTGAGATTAAGAAGATAAGCGGTCCCAGCATGAAACGAGAGATTATTGATGTCACGTCCTTGGATAGCGAGGGTGGATATCGTGAGTTTATCGCTTCGTTGCGGGACGGTGGAGATCTCAGCTTGGATATGATATTTAGGCGCGATAATTGGGAGCTACTTCTTGCAGACTTTGAGGATAACTCGCCAAGGATGTACGAGATTCTGTTACCCGATGAAAATAACACTGGCTTCATCTTTAGAGGCTATGTTATGGATTTGCCGCCTGATATTACATTCGATGACGCTGTTACAATGGCTGTAACTATTAAGATTACTGGCGAGGTTAGCTCTGATAGCGGCAGTGGTAGCGATAGCGGACATCCATAAAAACGCTCTAGGAAGGTAAGGAGGAAATTATGAGTGAGGATAAAAAGGAAGCGAAGGTTGATGTGAAAGATCAGGATGTCGTGGAGGCTGGTAAGGCGGGCGACACTATCCTGACTAGAGATGCTATGCTTGGCGTTCAAGACATGAAGATCGAAAAGGTCTATGTCGAGCCTTGGGGTGGTAGTGTATATATCAGAACGATGAGTGGTAGACAAAAAGACGACTTTGATCTCAGTATGTATACTGTCGTTCCTGGAACTAAGGGCACCAAAAAAGAACGCAGGGAAGTCAACCTACGTAATTTTAGGTCGAGGCTGATTATAGCTACTGTTTGTGACGAGAAAGGTACCTTGATATTCACCGATAAGGATTTAATAGCTATTGGCAGAAAAAGTGCGGTAGCATTGGACATTATCGTTGACGCGGCCAGGAAGCTTAATGGCATCACAGTCGAAGAACAGGATGAGATGATAGAAAATTTGTCCGAACCCCAGGACGAAGAAACAGATTTAGAATCTGTGTAGCCCTGGGGATACCTCATCCTGACATTTTAGAGCGTATATTGAACGCTCGCCAATTAGCCGAATTGGAAGCTTTTTATGCGTTAGAGCCGTTTGGCGAATTGCGTGAGGATATGCGCAACGCTATGTTATGCAGGTTGTTAGCTACCATTCATAGCGATCCTAAAAAGGGTACGAAGTTTACGTTAGAAGACTTTATGTTCAATTGGGATTATATGTTTGAGGAAGAAGATGGGCAATCTCCAGACGAGATGAAGTCTATTATGATGGGCTTTTCAAAAAAAGACGAGAAAAGAAACTGGAGAGAAGAAGACGCTAATATCGGTAGCAAGAGGAGATAATGGCTGATTTAGGCAAATTAATGGTTGGCTTAGGTGCGGATATAGCTGCGCTTCAAGCTGATCTGAATAAAGCTATCGCTGCCAACGCTCAGGCCGCCGATAAAATGGCTAAAGCTCAACAGTCGGGTCTTAATAGACAGACTGCTGCCCTTAAGAAATTCGGTGCTCAGACGGTCAAAACTATTAATTCCGTTGAACGTGCGTTTTTTAACCTTCAATATGCCATCGCTGGGCTTGGTTTAGGTAAATTGGCTAAATCAATGATAGCCGTATCTTCTGAATTTGAGTTATTCGAAGTACGTCTGGATACCATCACTAAAGGACGAGGCCCAGAGACTTTTGAAGCCCTTAATAAATGGGCGATGATGATGCCTGTCGGTACGAGAGAAGCTATTGAGCAATTTGTTAGGCTTCGAGCTATGGGGTTGGATCCTACAATTAAAGACATGACCATCTTGATAGATGCTGTATCCATGTTAGGTGGTCACGCTGATGTAATGGAACGTATTGTCCTCGCTCTTGGCCATATAGGTACTCGTGGTGTTTTGCAAGCTAGACAGTTACGTCAACTCGCTATGGCCGGTATTCCCGCTTACGAAATTATACAGAAGAAATTGGGCCTAACTGCTGACCAAATGAAACGCATAGGTGATATGGCTATTCCTGCGAGTAAGGCATTAACAGCGTTGATGGAAGGTATGGAAGAACAATATCCCGCAGGTGCTGAAAAGATAATGAAGGCATGGAAGGGTATATGGGAAACTCTTGTGTCTACAGTCCTGGAATTTAATCGTGT